AGATTGTCAAAGTCCGTAAGTATTTCAAAAAGTGTCACGCTGTCTTCAGAATCACATTCCTTCGATGTAATATCATCAGCGGTCATTGTTTCACCCTTTCCGGGTCAGGATAAGCCCTCCTTGCATGGATGATCTTTGCTTTCAGCTTAATGCTTACTAAGTCTTGAATCCATCCAATCCGGGGCGACGGCAACGTTGCCGTTGTACGCGTTGTTGTTGTTGAGGGTGCCCGAAGTGTTGACATTGCGCGCATTGTTCGAGTTGGAGTAGTTCGGGGTGCGGAGCCACCAGTTCCGGGCTGTGTAGGACTTACCCTGTGTATTTCTTAAATCTTTCTTTATCTGACAGCGTCCAGGATGTTATAAGCCTCATCGTTGTAGCCGCAAGCTCTGTCCAATATTTGAGTGTCCCTGCTTCTACCTTGAAGGCATTTGCTGCAACCTCCATGAGTGTCATGAGTGCACGGCATCCTGCTCTTGCCTTCTTTTGGTAGAGGATACGGGTGTCAAATTCTGTCTTGCTGTTTGGATATAACTCGTTTGCCATGATAAGCTTGTCGAGTATATCTAAAGCCTTTTCCTGAAGTTTTGCTGTCACTGTAAAGCGGTATCTCTTTGGGAATCTCTGCTCGTTGCTTGTGATCCTTAAAGTGTATCCCGCAAGTTCTTTTGCCGCCTGGATACTGTCGTATCTTCCGGGTTTGCGTTCTGATTTCAGTTTCATGCATAAACCCTGTTGTTATCGCCGTCGTAGGTTCCGCGGTTCACAGTGAAATCATCGTCCGTTGTGAAATCCTCTATGGCGATGTTTCCGCCGCCTCCGGAGATCTCCATCTCTTCATCCAGTTCAAGGGCGATATATAAAGCAAGCACGTTCTGTCCGGTCTTCCCGAGGCTTAACTGCATCCCTGCTATGGCATCCATGCAGTCCTGCATGTCCGATGCAAGGGCATATGCGTCAGACGAAACCTCAAGAGTTACTTCCTGTGAATTATCCACAGTGGTATAGAATACCTGAGTGGAAGTCGTGGGCGTAAGTCCGTTGTAAGGCGGGATGTAGTCCGCTACTCTTGCGATGCTTATGGCGTACAATATAGGCGTGGGGTTCAGGTCAAGGGTGTTAATAGCCCATATCCCCACTTCTCTGAGGTAATAGCCTGTTACAAGATCCTCATTCGTAAGTACGGCGGTCATCTTGATACTGGTATTGGTCACCGGATCAATGCGGCTTATACCTACGTTCTGGATCTCGCTTTTAAGGGCGGTTCTCTGCTTAAGTTCCTCTGTGGTGCGCTCTTCATCGGTATAAGTACCGTTGCCGCCCGAAAGACGCGTGAAAGCGATCTTTGCAGTTCCCTGAAGGGCTTTGATAAGAAGCTCTGCGCCGCCGTCCGTCATTACGGCGTTATAAAAATCTGCCATTTCTTTCCTCCTTAAAGAATGATATTCACATTTTCCGACATATGAGCCATGCCGCTCATGGTCGTTTCATTGTGTTCCGCATAAGTATTGAAATCATATCCATCATCAAGGATTATGTTTTTTGTCCCCCCGGAATGAGCTGCACCGGTGCAGATCGTGAGCTCATGGGTTCTTTCGCTAACGATCTCGTCAAGGTGGGCGCTGGTTCTCTTAACCTGTTCTATCACTCCCTTAAACTTCTCGAAGATATCCGGCGTAAGGACTGCCCTTGTTATGATCCTGAAGTGTCCGGGGGTGCCGCTGTATTCAAACCATTCCTCTACGATATTCTCCCCGAATATCTCATCGCATACAGTTTTGACAGCTTGCTTTGTGCCTAAATGCCTGTGGACTTCGTCGGAGCTCTTTATAAGCTCTTTCCGCACCTCGAGGGATTTGTCGGACCTCGGGTTATACCAGTCAACGTCCAACTCCCACGCAAGGGCATTTATATAGTCCTCCGGGAGCTCGTCGATATAAGCCCAGTCTGACATCCATTTAACCTTTATCCCCATATCTTTAAGGACAGGCGTTATCGTGTCCGCTATGGCTACATCATCTGCTTCGCGCCTCATGAAGAGCGGGAGGAGCTTTTTGAAATCAAGATCATCAAGTCTCATTCGGTTACCACCTCATGCGTGACTGTTATTGTTCCTGCTATCGCTACTTCCATTTCTCCTATAGCAGTGGTCTCGGGATCTGTTATATCAACCCTTAAGCACCCTGTGCCTTCTGACGGAGCCATGCACATAGCCAGTAATTTGTTCGGGTTGATATTCCTGCCCATCTTGCCCATCTGCCAGGCAACATACTGGTCTATAACGCCGCCTGTGCCTTCTATTGTTGCCACACAGTCGGCTTCATCTGCTGCCGTGGTATAGTAATGCATGGTGATGTCATAGGATACGGCTGTGGGCTTTTTTGCTGTCACTTGATCTGTTAACGGTCTTACATCATCCGCTGAGCACGCCGCCTCTACTGCTGCCAGCAAGTCGTTATCCGGAAGCCCTTCATCTGTCAGGATATAGAGATCCACCTTGCATGCAGAAGGCGAATCCACCACAACGTCCACTATGGACGAATCTACAGACTGAGCATGATATTTATATGCCTTGACCGGTCCGGCTGTAGAAAATGCCGCATTAGACAGTTTTATCCTTTCGCGGAAATCATCATCTGCTTCTTCGTCAAGCCCGCCCGAGGATGTGGCGCTGTTGATGATCGATTCCACGTTGTCGATGATATCGACCATCTGGGCTATTGATCCGGCTACGAATCCGTTTCCTATGGTGCCGGCCTCTGTGCAGGTGCCCTGTACCGTCCCTGTGGTGGATCCTGCTGCTATGGTGAGATCTGAATCCGTAGCAAAAAAGATATCGCCGTCTGTTGTTATGAGCGTCCCCGCGGGGATTGTGATATCATTGTTAAGCTCATCAACAAGTGTGACAGTGAAAGTCGCGGTTGCGGGTACTGCCGGAAGCCTTTCGGCACCCGTGCGCTCTCCCAGAGCGTCCAGCATCTCGCCCACAGCTCCCTGCAGCGTCTTGCCGTTACATGCTATATTGCACTGGTTGGCCATTGCCGTGATAACCTGCACAAGTGCCTCGGCAAAAAGCCTTCTCTCATCTCCGGGGTAAAGCGGCTCACCTGTCATTACCTCCATTGCCTGTATAATGCCGTTATAGAGCGTTGCGGAATCAAATTCGATCAGTTTAACCATTATCCCTCTCCTACTTCAAGAGCCGCGGCAAGGCGGTATCTTGCTTCCATGATCTCTTCGATAGCAAGGTTGATGTCCTCCGTCTGTACACGCGGCTCGTAGTATTTAAGAACCCAGCAAGCCTCAGAAACTACTTCGCCCATAACTGACATGGTTGGGCGGTCGGTCAGCTCTGCTGCCAGCCCCCTGCACCTGTCATAGGCACATTCGCCCTGTACTAAAGATAAGAGATTAAATGCACACTGCTGTGCTGTTCCGTTGCCTGATGCCAGCATATGATCACCTCGACAGTGCCGTGATAGCTTTCCTCGCGGCACCCTTTGCTGATTTCTTTTTCTTCTTTTTGTCTTCTTTCTTCTGTTTGACCATCGCCTTGACGTTAGGATCCGGCGATACATCGAGAGCGCTCCAGTATTCGTCCGGCACCTTTGAAGGATCTTCAAGCCAGAATTTAAGCAGTTCCTTTGCCGATTCCCCCGGAAACTGGATGCTTGCTTTGATGATCTTCTTGTCTGTGGCTTCTTTAAGCGTAAAGTCTACAGTCGCCTTTGTCATCCTGCCCAGCTCGTCAAGTTCGGTTGATCCGATCTTGACGTCCGTTAACTGCATCTGATAGACCGTTAAGACCCTCGGATATGATACAAGCCTCTGCTCTCCCGTTATGGGATCTGCGGCGTATCTCTGCCTTCCGAGTACCAGCGGACCGGCGCATCCTATCATGCTCCGTATCTCCTCTATCTTTGCGATTATGTCAGTGGTTCCTGTTGCCACCTGATAGACCGTCTTAAATGTCACGGTCGCAGGTTTCAGTTTTGGCTCTATATACTTTTCTTTCTGGGTCTTTGGCTTGCCTTTCTTATCTTTGATCACGTTGCCATATATATCACGCGCGACGCTCTTTTCTTTCTTCTTTTTGACCTTAGCGCTCTCCATCTCGTAAGAAAGGGAGAGATCTTCCAGCCGCTCTATATGTCCCGGGGTGATGCTCCCGTCAGGATTGACGGTTCTCTGCTTAACACTCCATGAAAGGTTATACCAGTAGGCCATTGCGGCATCGTCCATTTATCCCTCCGTTCTGAACCATATCTTGGTCCTCGGTTTTATAAAGTCGAATCTCACAGCTGTCACGACAACGGTTTTCTTCTCCCAGTAGTCGCAGGTTATCTGTAACTTGCTCCCTGCCATGACGTAATCAAGCATTTCATCAACGGTTATGTTCCCGCCCTTCTGGCGGTTGTTGTAGAGGGTCAGCATGTTGGCCGCGAAGCGGTTCGCCTGCCCTATGCTCTCGAGTTTCCTATCGGTCTTAAGATATACCCCTGCCCCGTCCTTTCCCGCCTTGCCTGTGATCTCCCCGTCGGTTATCTCGCATCTTTTGAAATAATCGTTGTCAAACACCCTGTATGTCTGTGCATTGATCACATACTGTGAATCCTCGATCTTTGCTATATAATCATCCGATATCAGCCTCATGCGGCTGTCGGATATCATCATCTCCACGCCTTCAAGGTTGCAGAGGTTATGCATGAACGTCAGATCTGATTCACCATTCTGTATGATATTCTTGTACTTCTGGTCTTCTATGCCGTACATTTCCAGCACAAGCCCCAGCCTTTTGGCTTTTGCTTTGGCAAGCTGTGAAAAGGTGACATCCTTCCATGCGTGCGCTTCACCTGCTTGAAGCTCCAGTATGGGCACGCAGTCAAGTATCATCTCACCGTTTTCCGGTCTAACGGTCATAACCTTCATGATCCCGCTTTTGGCATTGCCTTCGGTCACGGTAACAGTGTCACCCCTCGCCGGTTTCCACCCCGTCCAGGTGCCGTCGCGGTTTGCGAAGGCAAGCGTCAGGGTATCTACATGGTCATTCAAGTACTGCGTAAGCTCTGCCCGTGTCGTTGTCGTGAGATCACTTATGTCGGCATCGTTATACTTAAGTTCCATCTATCGCCTCCACGGCGGAGCTGTCCCCGGTGTCTCCGCATCTTCGCTTATGACGGGTATGTTCAGGTTAATGCCGGCCTTGAAGATCAGTACGTCGCAGTATTCCGGGTTCGCCTGGATGATCACGCTCGCAAGCTTCTCCTCTGTATAGAACTCGAACGCTATGCTGTCGAAGGTATCGCCCTCAACGGTCGTGTAGAGCATATAATCATCCATAAGCTACATTCCTCTCTCTCCACATAAGCTCCTTGAGAAGATCCATGAACTCTGCCTCATTATCCCTGAGTGCCTGCATGACCGTATCATAGTCTGCGTTGCCCTGTATCGTTACATTCGGGCTGAAGGTTATATAATTGCCCTGCGAGCCTTTTCCCGCGCCTGCAGCGACTGTATCGACCGCTGTAGGGTTTGCCCCCAAAAGCTTACCCGCGCGTGCCCAGTAGGAAAGATTCTCCTGCCTCGCCGAAGGATCGAAGGATATGACTGCTTCTGTTCCTGCCTCGCCGGCGATGGAAACGCCCCTTGTGAATCCTCCTCTTGCAAGGAGAGGTATCTCAGGGATATTTATGCCGAAAGTGTTGCCGCCGATGTTGGGCACATAGTCAGGGATCTTGATCTGTAATTTGTTGATCCCTGCTATAGCCTTATTTATGAGAGTTATCACCGCGTTCATAGGAGTCTTTAAAAGCTCGGATAGCGCCCCAAATGCCCCGCTGAATATGTCTTTAACCCCGTCCCAAGCTTTCTGCCAGTCGCCTGTGAATACGCCCGTGATGAAGCTGATAAGGCCGTTAAGGGCAGTCTTCACATTCGCAAATACATTTTTGACGGTGTTTGCAAGCGTCCCGGCTAAGAAGTCTACTATCGGGGTAAGTGCTGTAAGTATCCCGCCTATTATTGTTATCACCGTAGGGAGATATTCGAGCACAAGGCTTATGATCGGCTGTAATGCTGCAAGTATCTCTATAAGGAGTGGTGCTATAGCTGTAAGTATCCCGCTAAGTGCAGGCATAACATCCTGTACTATCTGGGTGAGTACCGGCATAAGGGAAGCAAACAACTCTCCGAGTATCGGCGCCAGAGCTTCGGCTATAGGTGCCACAAGCCCAGCGATCTGGCTTATAATGTCTGTCAGCCAGGTGATGATCGTCGGAAGGTTCTCGGCGATAAATCCCACCAAACCCTCGATTACCGGCATCAAGGTATTGATTATAGGCACAAGCCCGACCCCCAGAGTCTCCACAATCCGGATGACGACATTCAGCACCGGTTCGAGACCATCAGTAAGCCGTGTGATAACTTTCTCTATGAAGGGCATCATCTTTTCGATGGTCTTTGATATCTTCGGAATAACTGTGCTTCCGAGCTTTGAAAGTACCGGCATTACAGAGAATATGATCCTCTGCACTACGGGCATAACGCTTTCCATCAGTCCTTTGATAACGGGCATGGTAGTCTGTGCAAGGTCTGTAATATATGGCAGAATAGCCTCACCTGCTTCAATTTTGAAGTTCTGCCACAGGTTCTTAAGCACTTCCATCTGGTGCTCATAGGTTCCGGTAACCTTTTCGTAGGCTTCTCCGACGACATCCGCGGATGTTCCCATAGCTTCAAGGTTGCCCGCAAAGTCTGAATTGAATATCGAGAGTGCAGCCTTGCCGGCTTCGATGGATGAAAACATGTCTACCATCGACTTGCCGCTTGCCTGTGCCTCTTCATCGAACAAAGATAGAACATCGGCAAGATCCCATCCGCGTTCCATAGCTTCAGAAAACGACAGACCGCCTTTCTGTATATGCTCCGTCAACGCCCTGAAATTCTTTGATGCTACGGTTCCGTCTTTTCCGAGTTCTGCGATAAGTGAATTAAGCTGTGTCGTTGCCTGCGCTGTCGGGGTACCCTGTGCAGTCATCCCGGCAAGTGATGCACTCACCTGGTCGAAGGATACGCCGAAAGCCGCCGCTGTAGGCGTGACCTGCGCAAGACTTGCGCCCAGCTCTCCAACGGTTGTGATACCTAAGTTCTGCGTCTGGATCAGCATCTTCTGTATCTCGTCGGTATGGCTTGCGTCCATGCCGTAGGCGTTAAGCGTCTTGGCTACTGCTGTCAGCGCCGTATCTACATCCGTAAAGCCTGCTGCTGCCAGTTTTGCGGATTTTCCGGCAAATTCTACGGCGTCAGCCTGATCTATGCCGGCAGATATGGCGCTATATACGGAATTTGCGATATCTTCCGCCGCTATGCCTGTTTCACTTGATACCTTCAGAATATCATCAGATACCTTGGCAAGGTCTTTGGCGGATCCGGTCATAAGCGTAGAAGCATTGGCAAAAGCCTGCTCGTATGAAGCTGCCGCCTGTACTGCGTCGGCCCCGAATTTAACCGTAGCAGCGGCAACGGCACCTATAGCCGCAGTTCCTGCTGCCGCTGCGGCCTTGAGCCCGTCCATTGCGACATTAGCCGCCTTGCTTACTCCTCCGCCCAGCTTTCCGAGTGCGCTCTGTGCCGCACTTATCGCCTTCTGAAGGGAAGGATCCAGCCCGCCGCCTATCTGTATTTTCGCTTCGTACTGTTTTCCTGCCATTTCTTTTCCTGCTTCTTCATATCTTCGGCGACTCCCTTAAGCTCTTCAAGGAAGTCGGTCATTTTCATTCTTCTGATGTCGGGAATGCTTGTATGATATTCTCGGGCGTAGTTTCGGATGGCTCTTCGGACGGTGCTTCCGTCTGGTCCTCCCGTCCTAAAGTAAAATCCCGTCCGATCGTTACGAACTGTATAAGATCTGAGCCCGTTGCTCTTTCGATATCCGCAATATCATACTCGGGGTTATCGGCGACTACGGCATACATGCCGAGCATGAGCTGGGCACCGGCGTCAACCTGAAGTGCTGAGCCTGTCATACCGTTGCCTTTGGTCACGGCTTTCCCGATAGCCTGGAGATACATTTCCGATGTGATCTGATCTGTATCGTATGACAGCTCTTTAACCGATTTCCCGTTTATTTTAATTGAGTTCCGTAATTTGATCGTTCCCTTCATTTTTCTCTCTCCTTTGAAAAATGCGGAGGGCGGGGCTTCCGCCCTCCGGTTAAAGTTACAGCATGCTTGTTATATCTGCGTAGTAGTCCTTGCCGCCGATGATGTACTTGCCTGCAAGGCGGTTGATATCCCAGAGGACTTCACCGTCCCTGACAAGCTTGTAAGCCGTCACGGTGTAGGTTACTTCTACGTCGATAGCTTCGCCGGGCTTGACAGATATCTGCGGTACGGCAACCTGGGGATTTGCGGTTATAAAAGCCTTACATCCCACAGTTACCTGTGTGCCGTTATCCTTCATTACCTGGTCGATCCATCTTATCTCGAGCTCCATGGTCTCCTGAGCAAGCATCTTTGACAGACCGTGATCCGCCCCGATGTGGTGGATGCTCATTTCCATGTTTTCCAGCTGGCCGATGACCGGAACCGTAAGAGTTCCCATGGCTTCGGCGTCAACTGTCTTACTCTTTACTTCAGGAAGGGACACTTCCACGTTCTTGCCTACCATCTCCTGCTTGCCCCCGATGCTGTTAGCATAGACGGAGTTAGCGTTAACGGTAAGGTTCTGATCTAACCATAATCCTGCCATCTCTCTACCTCCTTATGCAAAGTAAGCATCAAAGCCTTCGTCAGTGTAAGCAACGTAAGCACTTGCAGCCTTGAAGGGCGGTGTAGGTGTTACGGCGATATCCCAGCGGAACTGCCCGTTTCTCACCTGGTTTAAGCTGTTGTGTCCGGGTTCAAAGGAGATCTTCGGGGATCCGATAAGTGCCCCGGCTACTACCATCGCATCAAGTCTCTCCTGCTCGCGGATAAGGATCGTGTCCTTAAGCGCTACAGTAAAAGGCTCATCGATGTACGGCGCCCAGGTAACCTGAAATCTGTTCGTGATATAGAACAGCATTCTCATGGATACATCAAAGATATCACGGGGATCAAGGTCGGTATTCGCGAAAGAATACGCAGCCGTATGGTCGCCCCAGAGTTTCCATGACCCGCCCCAGTATGCAAGGGTATCAATACCCTGCTCCGTGAGTTCATTAGCGGAATTGACGTCATAGCCCTGGTTATCGACAGCGCCAAAATACTGCCTGTCTACGGGGATCGACGTATTGCCGCAGGTCTCCATGGGCACACCGTCGTGTTCGATGTCGAGCTTCATGGTCTCAGCCATAGCAAGGCTTGAAAGATGGTAGTTGTTGCCGTCGGTACCGTGAGCCATCGGCCAGAATACTTTTGACCTCTCGGAAGTGTAACCGTTGGCGGTCTTCCATGCCTTCGCCTTTGCTATCGTATCAACAGTAGTCGTTACGATATCGCGGGTGTAGTAAGTTTTCTCTGCATCTACGGTGGTATCGTCAGTGAGTACATACTCATCGCCGTCCTTCTCGTAGTACCCCTTTGCCTTGGGGTCTCCCGAGGGAGCATCTACCGCGTTGAACTCCACGGTGTCATATGCTACGGGGATATCCGCAAATACAAAGCCATCCCAGTGTCCGTTGAGCTTTGTCGCCTTGTTGACAAGTGCACGGTAAACGGCAGGCTTCTCGCTCCATCCGGGAGCCGCGAAGAGGGATACGATGGCGCCAGTTTCCTGATAGATCAGGTCAGCGGCTTCAAGCCCCGTTCTCACTCCTGCGCCCGATGTGGATCCGATAACCGTTCCCTCATCGATATCAGAGGTATCAACTTCGTAATATGACACCGCGATCGTTCCGGTAAGCGGTGAGCTTTCGTTGGCGCTCAAGATCGTTACCTTGCCGGTCGTGTAGTTGTAGCTGACGACGAAATCATCCGTTGTCTTTCCCGCAAGCGTTATGGTGTCGAGAATGACATCCTCGCTTGCAAATGAAGCCTTTCCGTTAACAAATGTAAGGCTCTTTGTTGTGGCGGTTCCTTTTCTGTTAACATCGGGATCGAGTACATTGATCACGTATATCGGTCCGACATTACCGCCTGCGTTCTGGAAGTGTGCGGCCATGGCTTCGCAGAGGGTGTACTTAGCCCAGTTTGAAGCATATCCGATCTTGCTGACCGCATCCGTGAAGTTGTCGAGCCTGATGGGCTTGTTGACCAGTCCGGTTCCTCCCTGGATCAGGTTAACAGGCGCAGTACCGACATAGAGGGCGGCGGTGGGTGCTTCCGCTGCTGCCTTCACAACGCTTTCAGCAAGGTGGCCGTATGTTCCATAGAGGTATTCAGCCATTTAATTATCCTCCTGTTTATAAAAGGTCTTCGAGTTCCTTGTTGTATCTCCGAAGCGGTGTTCTGATACTGAAATTCAGGTATCCATACCACATCGGATAATATGACGGTATGCTGTCTTCCTGCTTGTAGGGTCCGAATTTCATCCCGTCATGCTGTTTAATCTCAACGTTCTCTCCAAGATAAGTCGTTGACTGAAGCTTTGCAGCCGTTAAGTCAATAAAATTCCAGAGATCGCGCCATCCGTCCGCTGCTGCCGTGAAACTTTCCGTCCCTTTGCCTCCGATCCAGTCTTCCTTATGGTTTCCCGGATTCCATGCTCCGAAGCTTAATATCACGGACATCTCGCGGTGTTCTGTGTCGTCCATTCCCTCATCAAGCTGTACGCATATCGAGGGATATACAGGAATGCCCGGCGGCATCTTATCCTGCGTTGTGAGATAAAGCGGTACTGCTATCGGGTGTATGAGCTCATATTCGTACTTGTCATTCGTCGCGCTTTTGGATGGATCCGCGTTCTTATCCTTCGGGGGCTTCTTAAGCCAAACCTCAGGACACACGTTCTCGTTAAGCCATGCCGTTATGTAGTCTATAATTTTAACGATCGTCATATCACCAGCTTTCCGGGTTGCTTAACTGAACCCTTGTTATCCCCATCTCTTCGCGCCATGTTTCAACCGTATAAGCCACATCATCGATATACAGGCTTTCGCCGTACATCTTGCGCGGGGGCAGCTCCTCGGTCTTCCCGTAAAGGGTTTTAACCGACCTCGAAAGTGCCTGTGCATCATCTTTTTCGTTGATCTCCTCGTCTTCAAGGATGACAACAACTTTCGTGCCATCTATATCGTGCTCTTCGCCGAATTCATCGGCACTCAAAACATGGTCGCGGCTCTTTTTCACGATATCCTTGAAGTAGCTCATACCGGATCCTCTGCGGTAAGCTCGGGAGCCTCGTTCTCGCTAAGAAGCTCGATAAGCGCCTTCTTGCTCTTGCCTACGAAATTGATGTCCCGCTCTTTGCAAGCGGTTTTCAGCTCATCGTAGGACATTTCGCTGTAATCCTTTTTCTTAGCTTCCGTCTTTATCTCAGGCTCTTTCACCTGTTCTCTAGGCTTAACGGGCGTCTGCACCGGTGCAACCGGTACGAGTATCCCGTCATCCACCAGCCTTTTTGTGTCGGCCGAGTCGGGGACTTCAAAGGGGGAGTCCCCGGCTTTTTTCGGTTCGACACTATGGGTTAGGATGTTATAGCAGCCATATATTCCTGCGTAACTGTCACTTACTTTTACTGTCATATCTCCGCCCTCCTCCTATGCGGTTATGCGTATCAGGTAAGCACCCGGGCGCTGATCGAGCTGTTGATCACCTTGGGCATTACCAGCGGCCTTGACTGCTGGATAAGGGTTCTGGTGTCGGTGCGCTCATCGATCACTACCTTAGGTACGCGCTTTGCTGCGTATGTTGCGAAGTCCCTGTTAGCTCCCATCTGTACGATGGCGCCGTATGCAGTGCGTCCCATGCCCGGAGCGGTCATGATGGCGTACTTTTCAGGGATGAAATCTACAGCGGTATATGCTGCAGGGCTTCCGCTCTTTGCTTCGCTCCTGTACTGGCGGGTGTAAGAGAGCACATTGATAAGGTGTCCCTTAACGTTCAGCACAGCGATAAGTGTAGAACCGTCTGCCTGCTCCTGAGGATTAACCTCCTGAGCGAGAACAAAACGCCTGTTATCAAGGAGCTTAAGGATCGTTGCATCGGACAACATTACGTCCGCAACCTTGCCGGATACTATAAGATCCGTTGCGCGGAGTCCCCTCTTGACAAGCTGCTGAGCCATCGCCGCAATATCAGAGATGATGTCGCCGCTGTTGTCCCACTTCGTTGCTACGCTGTAGGATCCGGGGTTGCTTCCGCCGTCGTAGAACTTGATCTCCTTCTCGACGTACTCGGTAGCATCTCCGTACTTGTCGGCGTACTGCTTGAGGGTGTACTTCTGATTGAGCAGGCACTGCGCTGCCATGTACTCCTCTCTCAAGTCGATCATAGCGTTAAGGTCTGCGAGATCCTGTGCAAGTATCTTTGCTTCCCTCTCCTCGGGTGTTACGTTCGAGAATACCGCCTCGCCTGCCTGTCTCTTCATGAGCTGGTTAGCTGTCAGAGTTCTCTCGGGGGCTACGAGGGGCGGTGTGAAGGTGTGAGTCTCATAGCCGCCGCGTGCTACCGGGATACCACCCTTATCGGGAAGGACTACCGGCGCAAGGGTGAGCTGTGATTCGTCCTTGAAGTCCACCATAACATCCTCACTGGTGAACAGGTCTTCGCTTGCCGTAGGGAAGTATCTGTCCCTTAAGAATGTGCTCTTAGGGGGGATCACTTCCTGAAGCTTAAGCATTGTGTGGGTATCATATAAGTTCATCCTGCACCTCCTTATGCTTCAACGCCGGAAACAATATGTATCCCGGCATTCTTGAGTGCTTTGAGCGCCGTTCCGGAAAGCGAAGTATACGAGCCGTAGAGCTGGATACCGCCTATGGTCTTCTCGCCGTCAAAGCTGAAAAACTCGCCGTTGTTGTAGCACTTGGCGACAACATCCGCGCTTGTTGCGTCAACGTCCTCCGCAAGGATAAGCTCTGCATTACCCTCGTTGGAGCTCGTTATCTTAGTGTACTTGCCTGATCCGTTCTCGGAAAGGACTGCGCCCCTTGCAAGCTCACCGCTTCCGCTCGCGATAACCGCGGTCTGTACGGTGATGGGGAGTGCATTCGATGCGATAAGATTGTCAGGCTTGAATGTAGCTTCTACCATCTTACTTTTCCTCCTTTAACTTATTGATGAGAGCGTTAAGCTTCGCTTCATCGTCTGCGATGTGGTCTTCTATGCCGGCATTGGCATTGATCTCCACGCTGTTTTTGCTGGTCTCTTCCGCCCTGTCAGACAGGAAGGCATTACCCTTAGCGGTCTGAGCCTGCATTGCCATGAGAGCCACCTGTGCGGCTTCCATGGGTTCAAGATACTTGGCTTTGTTGATGAGTTCGGGGTCACCGACTGCTGCCGATATGGAGTCAATCTCCATCATGCGCTTACGGTCTGCGTCCAGCGCCGCCTTTACAGCTTCAGCTTTCGCTGCGTCATCTCCTGCCTTCGCCTCTGCCAGAAGCTCGTTAACGAGTTCAGGCTGGGTGTCCTTAAGTTCCTGAAGTGTCATAGCCTTTTCCTCCTTTCTTTCAGGGTTTATCTTTTTCGCGTCTCCCTTCGCGTCAGATACTATAACTTCACCGTTTAAGGTGATCTCGGGCATAGGGAGCCCGTGCAGGTTGTGGGTGATGCCGTTCACTACAAGCATTCTTGCTTTATTCTGTACAGATTCAGCTTCAAGCTTGTCCGTGACAAGTTCGTCCGCAAAGCCCTCATTTATGGCATCGTCTCCGGTCATCCACTTGTCTTTGAGCATCATGTTAAGGATGTGATCCTGATCCCGTCCTGATCTCGTGGCGTAGAGGTTTGCCACGGATTCATTTATCTTGGCAAGTGCGTTTTCGTGTTTTTTCAGGTCGTTTACGTTGTAATATCCCACAAGTCCGATGCTTGCCCCGTGGATCATCATCTGTGATCCCGTTCCCATTATGCGGGTATCTCCCGCCTGGGCGATTATGGACGCGGCCGAAGCCGCAAGCCCTTCAACGATGGTGGTAGTCTTAGCTTCCATTGCCGTAATCTTGTTGTAGATCGCTATACCGGCTTCAACGTCCCCTCCCATGGAATTGATGTGGAAGGTGACCTCATCTGCGCCGCTTAAGCTGTCTATATCGCTCAAAAACTGCTTAAGCTCTATGAAAAGACCCTCGACCTTTTCGCCTGTCCACCAGTCTATCGGTACCGATTCCACGACTTCGCCGTAAAGGTTCACGTCAACCTTGTTGCCGGCGTCGTTTTTCATGATGACATACGGCTTATTTGTCATCTGAATCGTCTTCGGTGTCATTATCTGATTCTTCTTCAAAGCCTATCCCTCCTTTTGGCATCATTGACGCCTCACGCATCAACTGCTCTACATTTGCCCCGAAATCGGAGCCATTTATCCTTAGCGCACTGTCCTCGTGCGTAGAGAATCCGTTGGCACATGCCAGTATTTCCGCCTGTATCTCCTTAACCGGATCGAGCTGTCCCTGTGACGGTCCTATCCACTGCGCTCCTAACCATGCCTCATGAATAAGCGGATCTGTAAAGAATCCCGGAGCTTCTATCCTGCCCCTTGCTACAGCTTCGGACAGCCAGAGTTCATATACCGGATTGCACATGTCATTGATGAACCATGTGCGGAACATTTTGAAAGCTTTCCAGGCTTCTAACAGAGCCCCTCGGCTCGCGCTGTAGCTTGCTGTGAATTTCTTGAGGAGTATCTCGCTCGGAATCTCAAGAGCCGCTCCCATCTGGGTGCATACTGCGTTCACGAACGCTTCAAAGTTCCCCGTCGGGTGCTTCGGATCTACTGTAACCACGTTCTCGCCGGGCTGGAGGAAATTGACCTGCCCCGGTCCCATCTCGTACTCATCCGGATCCCTGCTTACTTCTGTTTCGCCTTCCGGAACCGTCTCGTTAAACGGGTTCTCCCCTTCCGCAGTGTTGGTCTGTACATATGCGGTCAGGTATGAGGATATAAGAGCCGCCGTCAGCTCGCTTTCGTTATATCTCCCCAGCTGTAAGAGCGGTATTATTATCGGGGCTATGAAGCTCACGCCCCTGTACTGATCCGGTCTTTCGCTCATCATCAGGTGTATCACGTTCGGTAGTCCCGTTTTCTCTCCCCTTGCCTCTATGCGCTTATATTTGAGCGGTTCCGTGGTGTTCTCATATGGGTATGTGTTACGGATGTGGTATGCCACAACCATGCCGTCATCATCCACCTCCACACCGTCAAAGATCTTGTGCCCGTTATCAGGATTTATGCCGGACGAAGGGAAACTGCCCATATTGTCAGGCGTTGCTATGAGATCGGCTTCCACGGCTCTAAGCCTTAAGGAATACGGACGCATGGTAGTTGTGTTCCTGCTCTGTACCAGGATGAAAACGTCCCCACTTGTCAGCCATGAGGTCAAAAGAAGCTGTTGAAGCTCATAAAAGTCGTTAAGCCCGATAGCGTCGCAGGCATCCTTATGGCCTGCCCACATCTGAAACTCGCGCTTAACCTTCCGGCTCCACTCTGCTGCCTGTTCCTGACTTATCCCGAGGATTGCCATGTCAGGACGGGGATTCAGCTTTAAGCCCAGTCCGATCGTATTGGTTCTGTGGGCTTTAATGGCTGATGCAGCAATGGGGTTGCCCATATACATGAGCCTTCCGCGCTGTCTTAGAGTATAGTTGTTGTCATCTATATCCTCGCGCGGAGATCCCGACATAGCCGTGAATCCCTTTGTGCTTCTTTTCCTTGTGCTGGCTCCTGCTGAGCCGTATCCTTTACTGCCGTATCTCATATTTTCCCTCTATAAACCGCCGCCGGAGGAGAGACTTCTGCGAAAGAAGCCCGGCGGCGTTCGTCTAATCACCAGTCACGGTGAACGACGCCAACTGTCCGGCGCGGCTTCTTGCCGCTCTCAAGTCTTTCTTTCTCTGCCATCAGCTTGTTCCACATCTTCGTGACGTCTGAGGCAGAAAGAACGTTATGTGTCACGCTCCATGATCCGGTTGTGTGGGTCTGTATTGCTTCGCCGCTCATTACCGCTGTTTTCTGGGGCTTGAGGGCATCAAGATCATCCACAACCGTCTGATATCTGAAACTGTGTTCGTACAGTCTCTTTATATACGGAATACCGTTTACTGTTTTGCTGTCGTACATTACCAATCCTCATAGGTTCGCTTTCGCGGTCTTTTGG